CCGGGCCGCCGCCTCGGTTCATCAGGTGGTATGGCGGATCGGTCACGATGGCATCGATCGACGCATCGCCCAGCGATCGCATCACTTCCATGCAATCGCCGGTGTGAAGCTCGAACCGTTGCTGTTGCTCGCTCATGCTCGCCTCAATAGAAGGGTTTATTCGTGTGGCGCATAAACGCCGTTTATTCGGGTGGCGGGTGTATGCCGTGACGTGGTGAAGTGCTAGCATTTCTGCTCCACAAACAAATGGAGTTCGGTATGACAACACTGCACGGCATCCGGGTATTCGAACCCAGCCAAGGAACGCGCGATGGCCTCGATTTCAAGATCGAAATCGACGGAAAGACTCGCCGCGGGTTCATTACTGGAACTGCACTGGCCGTTCTGAAGGACCAGACCTCAACCAAACCGGCGGCCATCTTTATAAGCAACACGCAGACGATTGCAATCGCCATATCTCGGAAGACTGCATCCGTGTCAGAGGACGACGAGATATTCATCAACAGCGACGACATCAATTCGGTGAAGTAAGGTCGTTAAGGTTGATATGGTTGGGGCGCACCACTACGCCGCGATTTCAGGGAGATTCACGCCTGGTTGGCTTCATCCCTTGCAGTGAGTGGTGCGTGAGGGGTCAGGCGGCTTGCTGGCGGAGTTGCTTTTCGTACTGGGCAACTAGCATGGCGAATTGCCAGAGGTCTTTTTCCATCTCGCCAATGAAGTCGTCATCCCTTTGGACTTCGATCATCGTGAATTGCTTCTCGGCCGCAGAAAGCGCGGGACAATAAAGGCCCACGTGCCACCACTTACGATTTGTCAGCCACATGCAGCCTTGTGCTTGCTCGCGCACGTCGCCAATGTCTCGATCCAGGATGATCGTCCGAAGCTTTTCCGGCGCAAGGAAGCACTTGTATTCGCTACCGCCGTCATCTGCGATCAGACCGTCAGCGCTTGCGCCGAACAGCCCGTCATCGGTTTTTACAAACCCGGTGCGCTTAACAAACAGGCCGGTCTTCGCCTCGTGCTCCATGCGGGCCTCAGGCTCCAGATCGTGGCCGCGTTTCATTTGCCAAGTCTCGAACCCCTCGTCAAGCGGCTCTCCACTAATGCGCTCGATAGCGAGACGGAAAGCGTAGTCCTTGGCCTTGGACGAGTAATCGCCCTTGTTCGCGCCACTCTTGAGACGTTCGCGCGCCGTGGTGAACATGCTGGCCGTGATGCATCCAGCCCGCGCGCGGTGCCATTCCTCTCCGCCCTGGGCGCATTCGACAATAATCATTGCTGGCCTCCTTCGGCGGCAAGTTGACGTTGAAACTCGGCTTCCATTTCGGCATCATCTGCGCCCGGCTCGCGCTGGGGTTCGGCTGCCTTCGTCGGGAGCGCCTTGCTCTTGGCGGCCATCGCAGCTTTGAACGCATCCGATGCAGCCGCGTCCTTCGCCGCGTTGATCTCCTTCACAGCGCGCTTCCAAAGGGTATCGAACTGGTCCCGTGTCGCCACTGCGTTGGCCTCGGCAACCAGCTTGATACCCAGCGCGCTCAGAACCGGTTCGCCCGGCTCGTCGTCGTGCCGATACTCTTCCGGCAAGTCTTCGATGTCTTGCGTGAAGATGTCCGACGCTGCAGTGACGTTTAGCGTCATGGCGATCTTGGCGCGCTTGCAGGCCATCTTGAGGATGGTGTTCGCCTGGTCGGCAGACTCCGTGCGAATCTGCTGCTTCTTCTCGACCTTGTTGTTCCATTTGGCGAACTTCAGGCGGCGCAGATTCTCCGGCGTGACCTCGAACTCTTCGGCGCAGATTGCACCGCGCCATTTGTACTTTTCCTCGTGGGATGAGCACTCACCCATCCCCTCGCCCAGAACGACGCCAGTCACCTGATGGATGCCGATGCAACGCACTCGGAAGCGCGCCATACCGTCGACAGTCAGGTCTTCGATCTCGTACTTGTCGGCGACGCGGAACGTCACACAGAGTACTTCCGCGCCCGGCTTGTACAGTGACGGCTTCTTGGTGCCGGGAATCACACCGTAGTGCGTCTCGCTCTTCATGATGGAGCGCATCACTTCCTGCACGAGATTCACACGCTGGCGAATCTCCATCGCCGAAAACTGATGCACCTCACCTGCTACGATGCCGGCGCTCTCGCGCCGCGGCATTTCGATGATTTCGTTCACGCTGCAATCTCCACTGGATGCCAGTCACGGGTCTTGATCCAGCGCAGGGCAACCGCGCTTTCAACGCCCCAGTGATTGGCGACGACTTCGATAATTTCGACATTGCCAGGGCCGCTTGCAATGAAGCCTTCTCGTTCACGTCGCAGCCTTTCTGCATACGCCGCCGCCTTCTCTGCATGCACGCGGTTAGCTTCGGCGGCTTGTTCGTCAGCGATGCGCTGCGCTTCCACCCGAGCCGCCGCCTCAGCCTCTTCCCGCTTCCGCTGCTCTTCGGCCGCAACACGCGCAGCCTCGGCCGCAATCGCAGCCTGCTTCTCACGTTCGACACGGGCGGCTTCGTCGGCCTGCCGCTGGCGCTCAGCGGCGATCTCGGCCTGTTGCCGATCGATCTCGGCCTGTTGCGCGGCCATCCGTTCTTCATGCGCTGCCTGCTCGGCCCGCATTGCGGCTGCCGCTGCTTCCTGCGCCGCACGTTGCTCAGCCTCGACGCGCTCCCGTTCCGCCCGGTCTCGGGCCTCCTGCTCGGCCCGGGCTGCTGCGGCTTGGCGCTCCTGCTCGGCCAGCTCCGCCCGCTGCCGCTCAAGCGCCTCACGTTCTGCGGCCAGTCGGACCTGTTCCGCCTCATGCGCGACCTGTGCCGACAACATGTCGCCCAACTTCTGGACAGTCGCGATCTTCGCCAACTCAGCCTCACCCGCGAACTCCTGGTGAGTCTCCAGCGTGATCTCCACCGCCTCCAGACTTTCAATCGCGGCGGCAATGGTCTCGGACGACTTGCCGACCAGCATCGCGGGGATCGCCTGCGTTTCGGCGATGCGTTTGCGGATCGCCGTGATGCGCGCCGACTCAGCCAAAGCCTTCGCGATCTTCTCGTCGTCCTTGCGCTTTTCCTCGGCCTTGATCGCAGCGTCGAAGCGAGATTCGAAGGGCTCTATCTCCGCCTCGATTTCCTTCTGGCGGCTATCCAGCAACTTGCCGATTTCCAGAATCGGAGCCTTACGCTCCTTGCGAGCCTTCTCGCTGGCGACACGAATGTCGCGGAACGTTGCGCGGTGCTTCACGGCGACCGCCATGCCTGCTGTCGTCGTCACGTCGAACTCCGCGGCCTCGGCAAGCGTCTTCGCATTCGCAAGGCGCTTGGCGAACGGTTCGAAAACCAACTCGACGTACCTTGTCGGCTCGATTGTGATCAGTTGTTGCGGCTGCTCAGCAACCGCGATTTCGGTTTTCATAATATTCCCCTAAACGGCGCCAAATTCGCCATGCAGTTGGCGTACAGCCTGTTTATATGCCTCTGATGCGTCATCAATGGACTGGAAATACCCAAGGTGCTTTTTCTTTCCATCTACATTAATTTGCGCCTTCCATCGCTGGGTTGGTTTGTACCAATACACGCCCCTAACCCCCGATGTGTTTGTTGCATAGTCGCCTTTATTGCGCTGGTTTTCTCCATTGCTCGCAAGCCGAAGATTGGACCTTTGATTGTCCAGTCGATTGCGATTCCTGTGGTCTCCTTGCCGAGGATCGCCATATTCCAGGCCCAGAATTACGCGATGCATTAGCTCGGTTACCTGGCGCTTGAGAGGATGGGGAACCTTCCGCGCCACGTATCCGCGGCTATCACAAAACCACTTGTGCTTCGCCAATTCCTCATAATCCGCGTCGTCAACCAAGGCCACCAAGCCTCGCGTAAGCGGGATTTCTCTCATGCGGCCTCCTTATGTTGTTCCTTCCACTGCTCAAATCTCGCCTCATACACATCGAAATAACCCGCGAACGTTTCACGCAGCTTTGCCTTGTTGACTGGATCAGCCATCAGGTAGCAATGGGCTAGCGCCTTGACAAACGATCCGCCCTGAATCTCCATTACGTGGATGGCGTTGTCGTAGTGGGTCATGACAGCCTCGCACCGGTCATCGGGTTGTAGACGCCGCGCTTCGGGGCGTTGTCAGGATGCAGGAGGTACTTCGTTCCCAGCGCTTCGATCGCCCGCTTCCGTTTGGCTTCAGGGCTGTTGTCTGCGGCCTCGACCATCTGGCGAATCATCGCCTTGCGCTGTTGTTCGTATGCGTCGGTCATATCAGTCCTCGAAAGCACGTTTGATTTGCTTTTCGTTCAACCCGGCGGCTATGCACCCGGCCTCGGTTGCGTGGTAGTAATGCATGCTGTCGCTGGTGTGGCCCTTCACTACGTAGCCTAGCGTCGCGAGGCGATCTAGCGCCTCCATCGCACTGCCGCCGCTGGTCGCGTAGTAGTTGCGGAATCCCCAGTCACGAGGTAGATACGTCATGCCGAGCATGTGGCGAAGCATTTTCAGGTCGTCGAGAGTCAGTCCTTCCATCTAACCGCCCATCAAATATTTGATAACCACCGCCGCAATGATTGCGACCGAGATAGCCAAGCCCCACGTCAATATCTCCGCCCTCTGCTGATCGTGGCGAATGTCGCGCTGCTCGGTGGCGAGTTTCTGGCGAGCGATGTCGGAGATAGTCACGATCGCGTCTTCAGTGCGAAAGTAGGTCAGGCTCATGATTCACCTCTAGCCTTCAGCATCGCATCGGCTACCTTGTACGCATGCAG